CTGTTCCTTTTTATACCAAAAATGAATCGAAAAGCCATGACTAGCCGCGCAAAGGCTCAAAAAAGCCCCCAAGAGCCTCAAGAAGCCCCGAATAGGCTTGAATCGGCTCAGGGTAGGGAGACAGATGCCAAAAAGCCGCTAATAGGCGTACAAACGCCGCGAATTCACACGCCGCTGAACGATTTACCTTCACGCGGGCATGAATTAATTGATTTGGCAGTCAGTCTTAAGATCGATTTGATGGAGTGGCAGCGGTTCGCGTTGATCCACATGCACAAAATCAAGCCCGATGGCAGGTGGGCAAGCCCCATAAATTGCTTGGTCTGTGCAAGGCAAAATGGCAAAAGTTATTTGCAACAGCTGCGCATTTTGGGTGGTTTATTCCTATGGGATGAGCCATTGCAGATTGGACAGGCGCACACACTCAACACATCACTAGAACAATTCCGGCAAATGGTTTGGACAATCGAAGCCAATGATTCACTGGCAAAGCAAGTCAAGAAAATTCGATGGAATCACGGGGCTGAGGAACTGGAGACAATCAAAGGCACACGATTCATGGTGCGCGCTGGTGGCTCAGCTGCTCGCGGTATATCTCGACCATCGACAATCCATCTTGATGAGCTGCTGAAAATGAACAACATGGATTCATTTGCATCGCTGCGCTACACCTTGATGGCTTCACCCAATCCCATGCTGATGAGTTATTCGACAGCTGGTGACAATACATCGGTGGTGCTGAATAGTTTTAGGGAGCGAGCGCTCGCATCGATTGGCGGCGTGAATGATGACATTTGTTATTTGGAATGGTCAGCGCCCACCGATGAAATCAGCTTGGAAAATGCGCGCCACGCAAATCCCAGCATGGGAGTGCTGATCCATGAGGACAATATCCGGTCGGTACTGAATGACCCGCCTAATGTTGTGATGTCTGAAGTGTTATCGCGTTGGGTCGTAGCCATCCAAAATATTGTCGATGCTGGGGCTTGGAATAAGTGCCTTGACAAGAGCCACGATTTAGATACCGAGAAGCTGACATGGCTGGCCATCGATCTCTCACCCGATCGCAAGCACGCAAGCCTTGTTGCAGCTCAAAAGTTGGCCGATGAATCTTTCATCGTCAAGCTGCTGCACACTTGGTCAAATGATTTACAGCTGGATGACAAAGCAATCGCCAATGAATTGGCCGATTATGCTCGCAAGTATCCAACGGAGTATGTGTTATATAGCCGCAAATCTGCGGGCGCTGTTGCTGCAAGATTAGCGCCAGCGGGTATCCCGATTTATGACATGGATGGGGCGTATCCACAATCGTGCGATGAGATGTTGTCGGCAATCAATAGCGGTCGGCTCAAACATCGAGGACAGGCACAGCTGACTGAGGAAATCTTGGCGGCGGTTCAACTGCGGCGTGGTGATGGCGGTTGGGTCATAGGGAGAAGGGCGAGCAACGCCATTGTCTGCGGCGCGGTCGCTACGGCGCTTGCCACACATTTTGCGACACGCCCATCGAATGACCTTGACATCATGGTGATATAAGTTGTAGGGCAGTTTTAGAATTTGGGCATGGGTTATCTTGATGCTTTTGTGCCACGCCGCGTAAGTGCTGCCGTCACAGCACCAACAAACGACATCGAGGCTTCACTTGCGCCGTTATATCCTGAAGCATCGCCATTCTTTGCAATAACCGGAACGGCTGCATCACGCACTGAAGCAATGACAGTGCCAACAATCGCACGATCACTTGGCATCATTCAGACAGTTGCTTCATTACCAATGCATTGCCGCAACATTGCAACTGGTGAGAAGGTACAAGCGCCGCGCGTTATTAATCAACCTGATCCACGCATTGCAGGTTCAGTATTTTGGGCGTGGCTGATTTCAGATTTATTTTTTCATCCAACAGCTTATGCATTTGTTACTGAGAGATATGCAGACACGGGCAGAATTCGAGCAATGGAGCGAATTGCACCGGAGCGCGTAACACTACAAACAAATGCAAATGGAACTGAAGTCACTGCATATCTCATCGATGGCACTTATGTTGATCCAAATTATCTTGTGGTATTTGCTGGCGAATCTGAGGGATTACTCTCACGCGCTGGCCGCACAATTAAGGCCGCAGCTGCACTAGAAAAGGCTGCAATGAATTTTGCCAATGAGCCAATTCCGCAAATGGTATTGAAATCAAACGGCACATCGCTTCCGGCAGATCGCGTTGCAAAATTACTTAATTCATGGCGCACTGCACGATCTAACAAATCAACTGCGTTTCTAAATGCTGATGTGACGCTGGAAACTTTGGGATTCGATCCAAAGTCAATCCAGTTAAATGAGGCGCGCAATTATGTGGCACTTGAATTAGCACGCGCGACTGGAGTTCCCGCATACTTTGTCGATGCACAGCAATCAACATTTACTTATAGCAATGCGCTTGACAAGCGGCGTGATCTTGTCGATTTTGCTTTTAGAAATTACATGGCAGTAATTGAACAGCGAATGAGTTTTATGGATTTTGTGCCAACTGGCACTGAAGTCAAATTTGATGTTGATGATTTCTTGCGCGGCAATCCTTTGGAGCGTGCGCAGGTTTATGAGATTCTCAATCGTATTGGCGCAATGTCAGTCGAGGAAATTCGAGAGGAAGAAGATCTATTGCTATGAAAATCACAACACCCATGCGCATCACTGCGGCCGATTCTGAATCCCGCACAATTACCGGACAAATCGTGGCCTTTGATGTCGCAGCAAATGCATCAACCGGCAAAGTGCTTTTCAAGGCAGGATCGATCGAGCCAGCAGCAGTCAAACTTAATTTGGAGCATGACTCAGCGCGCCCAATCGGTCGCAGCATTGACATGAGTGCAGATGCAACTGGCATGAGCGCAACATTCAAGATCAGCCAAACTTCAGCTGGAACTGATGCACTCATCGAAGCAATGGATGGCTTGCGTGATGGATTTAGCGTTGAAGCTGAAGCAACAGATTTTGCTTACAATGAGGATGGCACGATGGTTGTGTCAGCAGCTCAGCTCGTGGGCGTTGCACTCACCCACAATCCCGCTTTTGATGCAGCACGCGTGGAACGCGTAGCAGCTACAGAAGGCAATGACGAAAATTCTGAATCCGCACCGGAATCAGATAAATCCCAATTAACAGAAGGAGACGAAGTGGAAAACGCCGTCACAAACGCGGAAGCCGTAGAGTCGGTCGAAGCCGCAAAGTCAGTAACCGCATCAGCACAAGCTGTTGCATATACAAAGCCACGCCTAGACTTTTCAGCTGGTAAGCAGCTTGAAATGAATATCAAGGCAGCACTTGGATCAGAGGAAGCCCGCGCATACATCGCAGCCGCAGCTGATACAACAGACAACGCAGGTCTTATCCCAACCCGCCAACTTTCAACAGTCATCAACGGCCTTGCAAACGCCACAAGAAGCAACATCGATGCCATCAGCAGAGGGGCATTGCCAGATGCCGGCATGACTTTCGAGATTCCAAAAATCACTGTGCTTCCAACAGTTGCGGAAACAGCTGAGGCTGGTACTCCAAGCGAGACAGATCAGAACAGCGCATTTGTGACTGTAACAGTCAAAAAATATGCTGGTCAGCAGACATTCTCAGTCGAACTTTTTGACCGCTCATCCCCATTGTTTATCACCGAATTGATGAACAACATGGCTGCACAATATGCAAAGGCAACTGATACAGCAGTCAATGCTGCACTCATTGCTGGTGCAACCGCAGATGCAACAACAACAACAACTTACCCAACTGCAACTGAATTGCTTGGCATTGTCGCTCGCGGCGCTGCATCCGTCTATAACAACACACAGGGCTTTGCTCGCAACATCATTATGAACACATCCCAGTGGTCAAATGTGATGACACTCAACGACAGCGGCCGACCAATTTACATGGCTCAGCAGCCACAAAATGCAGGTGGCGCTGTTCGCAATGATTCAATTCGCGGCAATGTCGCTGGCCTTGATCTTTATGTCACAGCCAACACAGCTGCCGGCACAGACACCGATGGATCAATCCTCATCGTTAATCCTGAAGCGTACACATGGTACGAATCTCCAACCTATCAGCTACGCGCTGATGTAATTGCATCCGGCCAAATCTCAGTAATGATGTATGGCTATGGTGCTATTGCAACCAAGATTGGTGCAGGCGCTTTCAAGAATAACAAGGCTTAATCGCCCAAACTAATCATCGGGTGATGCGCTCCCGTGTCACCCGAGCCGATCAAAAGGAGAACTCATGCCCAGCATTGTGACAGCTGCACAGTTGCGATCAGTGCTGGGCGTGAGTTCAAGCCTTTACAATGATGCATATCTCGATGACATCATTAACACTAGCGAGGCCGTAATTTTGCCCATGCTGGTGGCTAATACATCAGCAGTCAATGCCTACAAATTGACATCAAATGTCGCTACTTATTACACAGCCCGCGCACATCATTTTGTCGCTGGCCAATCAATCATCGTGGCAGGGCTGCCCGCACCATTCAGCGCTACAGTGACAGTTGTTGGCACAAACACTTCACTTGATGCCATGCTGGGCAATTATTACTTTACAGCTGCAATCACAAATGCCGATGTGACTTTGCGAGACATTATCCCCACCGGCACAGCCACCTTATCCGGTTATTCAGCTGCCGAAATCTATGCAAACAATGATGCGATTCAGTCAGCAATTTTGGCTGTGTCGGTCGAGGTATTCCAAAGCCGCATTGCAGCTGGTGGACAGATCGAGGGCGTGGACTTTGCCAGCACGCCTTACAGAATGGGTCGCAGCTTGACCAACCGCGTATCAACTTTGCTACAGCCATTTTTAGATGTTGAAACTGTGGTGCAGTAATGCCCGCATCCACATTATCTGGGACACGCACAACACTAGCTGCTGCCTTCAATTCTTTGGCCGCCACCAGCTACGCCTATGTGCCTGAATCACCCATTCCGCCAGCAATCGTCATTGTGCCTTCATCGCCATATTTGGAACAGCAACTTTTAAGCAAATCGACCATCAAAGTCAAAGCAAATTTTACAATTACAGCAATCGTGCAATACAACAGCAATCCTGCCTCATTGGATAACTTGGAGCAGCTCATCATGGGAATTCTTGCGGCAATACCCGCAGGATATGTGGTTGGCAATGTCGAACGGCCAACCCCATTAGAAGTCGGTGCAAGCACAATGCTCACAGCCGACATCAATGTCAGCACCACCTACACTCAAACCAACTAAGGAGCAAAAGTGCCTACAACGATCATCACTGGCCGCGATCTCACCTTGACGATCGCCAGCACAAACTACGATGCACAAGCCACATCAGCTGTGCTATCTAACTCACCAACAATCGAGACTTATCAAACACTTGACGGCAAGGCTTACAAGCACATTGACGATCAGTGGACATTTGATGTGTCAATGCTCGCAGACTGGGGCGCATCGGGATCGCTGTGCGAGGCGCTATGGTCAGCAACCGAATCAGCACCAAACACAACCCTTGCGGCATCAC